GCCCCTGATCCCCATCAGATTGATTCAATTCAGCCTTTGGATTCAAACATGACATCACGCTACACTTCAACCCTTGACATGGAACAGGCTTCATACTTCACGTATAGCCTGAACTTCAATCTGAAGAAGGGAACCGTCAAGTCAATCCTTGAGACTGCTTCAATCCGTCAATCAAAGGATGAAGCCATCCTTAAGGTCTACACTACCTTCATTGGAACCTTCCTATCCAACCTGATTCAATCACGAGACAACGGGAACAACCTTCTTGCCTTCAGTGTTGACAACAACTTCACTCATCCCGAACTTCATTCTTCACCAGAGTGGAAGAAGCTAACCCACTTCAAGCGTCACAAGATCATGAACTCCATGAAGACCCTAGGGTTTGTTGTTCAGTATTCACGTGGTCAATCCCTCGCCAAACATGATCGTGCCTGTCTGTCCCTGTATCAAGCTGGTCCTGAACTTCATTCTGCCTTTGATTGGTCCATTGTCAACCAAGAGAAGCTGAAGAACCATCAATCAACCATTGTCCGTGATGTGATGAAGGTTGAACGTCCAATCTCAACCAAAGAAACCAACATCCTGAATCACTACAACCAAATCTGGATGGATCGGGTGAACTTCCTTGCTGAACCACTGACGATGATCTTCAAGCATGACACTAATCTCAATGGACGGGTTCATTCTTCATACCAGAACATGTCTCAAGAGAATCGTGAAGGTATCAGGATTGATCATGAACCCACTGTTGAAGTGGACTTCTCATCAAGCCATATGAACATCCTGTCACTATGGAAGAATGGTTCAACAGTCAGTGATGCATACACTCGTATCCTGAAGAACGTCACCGTTGAAGGTGTTTCACGTGATGACGTCAAGAAGGCTATCATGCGCTACACCAACTCAACCAACCCGTCATCCAACCTTCGGTGGTGCGAGAAGTGGAGCATGGAGAAGATTCATGCTGTCATCAATACCATTGAGAAGACCTTCCCATTCGTGAAGTCAATCAAGGGCAAGCAGTTTGGTCTAGTGTCAATGCGCGTTGAAGGACTGATCGCCATCAAGATGATTCAATGGGCCATGATGAACGATGAAGTCGTCCTACCAGTTCATGACTCCTTCATCTGCCGTGAAGCAATCAAGGATCAAGTCGAACAAACCATGAATCGCATTCGTCAAGAAGTCGTTGAGAGCTTTGACTTCGATGAAGCCATGGAATCCCTTGAGGAATACAAGAGTGCGAAGAAGGAAGCCATCAAGGCTGGCAAGGTTAAGATGACCGAAGAAGACAAGGTCGAACTGATTGATCAGGTTGAAGTGAAGTTCAATGAGATTCAAGCCACCTTCAAGAAGGCTGTTGTTGAGGCTTCAATGAATCCTTCAGTACACAAAGGAATAACCATCAACCAGTACGCAATGCAATGGGTTCCAGTGAAGGTTGAAGAAGCCATTGTTGGACTGAAGGAACTATGGAATGAAGAAGGGGTGAATGATGATCCATGGATGTTCCTGAAGAACCAGGACCTGATGAATATTCAACGAGGAATGAACCCAGTGTGGTTTGCTTGAAGGACCACAAATCAATCAATCTGATGGGGATCAGGGGCAGGGCCCTCAAGGCCCCAGCCCCCCCAGAGCCACCGTTGAGGGAACCCCACCACTACTGTAGTATTCGGTTTCGTGAAGTTCGAGGTTAAGCTGCCTTCATCACACAACCAGACTTGACGATCAATTCAAATCCTGATATCATCAACGTTTCATCAAACATCAAAGGAGTAATCCATGGAAGACATGATCCTATTCCCTACCAAGCCACTCAAGGAAGCTATTGAACTCCTGATGAATTGGCCCCGTCTCATCAATTCCACTAACAAAAACTGAACTAAGTATACTTGTACACTGTACATTTCATCTCGACCTTCAAAAGGAACAAGCCATGACGAATTTCCTGAATCAAACCCGCATCAACCACAAAGGTCATCCATATGAAGTGACCTCCTTTGATCCTTCAACAAAACGATACACTGTCTTCTTCCCGCACAACAAAGTCACCAAGGTGGTTTCCAGCGAAGGTGTTCGGAAGAACAATGTCTCAGAACAACCCGCCAAGACGACTTCATACCTCAATCAGACCAGAATTAACCACAACGGATTTGAGTATATCCCAATCGAATACAATCAAACAACAAAGCGATTCACGGTATACTTCCCGCACAACAATGTCACGAAGGAAGTTGGATACATGCCCGTTCACCGAAACGTCGTTTCAGAGAAAGAGACGTTTGACAAACCCGCCGCTCCACTTGAAACCCGCATTCGGGAACTGTACCACAATATGCGTCGGAGACTTGCAAACCGAACTTCATATGCTGATGTGAAACTCGATCCACGGTGGGAGACGTTTGAAGGGTTCCGCAAGACAATTCAACAGGTCGAGGGGTTTGAACAATGGTCATCGAGCACAGGATATTCACTTGATCGTGACACCAAGGGAATGAACACCTATGGTCCAGAATCGTGCGTATTCATCACAAGGTCAGAGAACTCATCACTCCCAAGACGGGTGAAGAGGAAACCTTCTGAATGCAATTCATATTCGATTGGATCAAAGATTGATGTTCACGGTCAAGAGGCCGTTGTAGTGGGGAAGCTCCCACTTCGCACGACGATTCACTTCACGGAAACGGATGAAACCCGTACCGTCTGGACAATCTCAATCACGCTTAATCAGGTTGCAAAATCCACTAAGGGGAAGTGAACAATGGACAATCAAGAACGCTTTGGAATTGGAACCACCCACACCGCACACGACGGACAATATGAGGTCATTGGGAAGCCAAATTGGTGTACACGGAGGATCAGGTTCATTGAGACTGGATATGAGGTAGAAGTACCATACCCAGCACTGGTGAATGAATCAGTCAAGGATCGCCTCCACCGCAGTGTCCTTGGGATTGGGTACATTGGAGAGGAAGACTTCAGTGATCATCCAGAGTTTGCCAAGATCAGGAACAGGTGGAATTCGATGATTCGCTATCGTGTCAAGAAGAACCAGAAGATTGCTGAAGACGATCAGTGCTTTGCTGAATACTTCAAACGCCAAGTAGGAATCTGATACCTGTACAAACGACAAAGGGCCACTATGGAGAATATCCACGGTGGCCCTAATCACTTCTACACATCCAAACGAAAACGGGGTGATGACCCGAAGGACACCACCCCAAAGGAACAAACATGACACCTGTACTTATGACCGTTTGCCGTAGCACTTCTTCAGGTGATCAGGCTTCCCCATCTTCCTGAAGTCACAATCACCACCCACGCCCCTATCCTGAACAGAAACAACATTCTCTCCTGATACAACACCAGTACCTTGAAGCAGGTACCTCTCATACGTCAGTTCATCGTATACCTTCCCCCATGGAAACCAATATGCAGAAGCCGCCAATGACAGCAGAAGCAATAGGTCAACAAGGAATCTTAGGACCCGTGAATGAGATTGGTAAACGACATGAATGGTTTGCGGCTTGTATAGGTCAGAAGGTACATCTTGGAAGTTCATGGTTGATTCCTCCAGAACAGGTGTAGAATGGTTAATGAGGCTCAATTGGTCCGTGCATCAGTTCAAGTCCACGGAGGAAGGTTGCACGCTCCATCTTCCGTCGATGAAGAAGGCCTTGGATGACCCTCTTCTTGGCACCTTGACCGCCATAGACCCACCTCGTAAACTCATTGGCGGCTCCGACATAGTCTCCACCATTGAGCTTCCGAAGAAGGGTTGATGATGCAAAGTTCCCTTCACCGATGTTGAAGACAAGAGAGACCAGAGCCCCTCGCATCTCCATATTCAGTGGAACCTTGACATGGCGATCAATGGCTGCTGATATGATCTTCACGTCCTTGATGAGAAGGGCTTCGCACTGCTTGCTGGTATACCTTGACCCAACAACCAATTGCGGGTCCATATGACCAACACAGACAGTAGGGAGTCCGACGGCGTCCTTGTAGACTACTTCATTCCAGCCTTCATACTGAATGAGATTGGCGATACCAGAGACCGATAGTGACGTGGCGGCAGCGATCATCTTCGCTTGTAGGTTGCGATCCATTGTTGACCTCTGTATGGGTTAGGGTGGTACTTCGTGGATAGTATTGACAGTCATAGCAATGACCTCCTGCGATTGCGATGAGTGATGGAACTGGACCTACCAGAACTATGCATTGAGTTGAGGAACTCAAGTGTAGCCTTGTCCTTCGCCTCATCTGATTTGATGATTTGTTGTAAGCGACCCCTAACCCGCTCAATGGCCAGACTCAATGAATCAAAGGTATCATCATGGAGTAGGGAATTACGTTGATAGGTGACGTTGTTGATTTGATACCAGAGAGAGAAGGCTTCACGGAGCTTTGGTTCAACATCTACCAATGAGGCTTCATGAGACTTGATAGCATCCTCAGTGACGACCAATGAACCACGTCCCATGACAGGAACCAGACGATTGATCCCACGGACTTCCTTCTGTCCACTCTCACGGACATCATCCAATCCTACTTGCCACCCATTCTGCTGTGCATAGTATTGAAGGATTGGTCTGAAGGTTTGGGTGATGATCCCATTGCCAGCATTCGATTCCATGATGATCAGTGAAGGACGATACTTGGACAACGTAGAAGCCCATTGCGTCATGAGTTCTTCAGAGTATCCACCATTCCATGATCCAGCATCAAGGATGTACGCATAGCCAGAGACAACACCTAGGACGACATAGCCCGTACGGTCACCAGACTTCATCCCACCCAAAGCAGGATCGATGGTAGCAATCACATAGGGTTTCTCTTGGTACTCTGAAGGATCAACACGGACACGAGTGAATCCATACACGCCGATCTTCTCTTCACCCACTGTATGAAGGACGACAGGTAGGGTATTCACATGGGGGAGTGAGACTACCTTGATCATCTCTGTCCGCAGTGGCTTCCTTGAAGCATCAGACAGAGTAGGGTTAAGCATGTGTTGCAATTGGAAGAATGGACCCCCTTGAACCTGTTCCTTGCCAACCAAGACATCTTCACCAAGGTACTCAGGACACGTAGGGATGCCTTGTTGACCATCCATACCATGTCCAGTTCTATTCTCAGGATTCTCATACAGGGCTTGAATGGAAGGTGCAAGGTTGTCACCATACCAAGGACGTTGATCAACAGTTGGAACACGACCAGGCCAGAACCGTTGCTTGAATCCCATATCAGGAAGTTGCTTGTAGATCGATTCTGTCGTCTGATGGGTTCCTAGGACAATGATCCGTCCATTGGTGCAGATTGAAGGTAGGTCACGGAACCGTTGAATCAGGTCTTCGCGGAGTACTGAAGAAGATGAGTTGGAATAGGTCTCAACGTCATCAGCAAGGATGATGTCACCACGCATCCCTTGAATACCACTCATCAGTGACTTGGCTGCAATGGATGGGTGAGGATCAAGACCACGAAGGCTATAGTGGATGTCAAATGCCTCAACACTATCACGGTCACCTGCACGCTTGTCAGGAAGCATGAAGGATAGTTCAGGCATTGAGTAGAACAGGTCAATCATGGCCTTGGAGAACTTCCTTGCCAGTGAAGACTCACCAGTGAACAACACAACCCTCAACCTTGGGTTGTGGATCAAGGAGTACAAGGCATATCCACGGGCAATAGTAGACTTGGCTTGGCTCCGTTGAGCATGGATGACAGTCTTCTTGTTGGCATCATCAGCCATGAAGAGAGCAATCTCCCTCTGGATAGCAGCCATCTTGAAACCTTCAATGTACATCACCTGTTCCAAGAAGGACAACCAGTCACTATGGAGTTCTTGAAGGTATCGAAGCTTGTCGAGTCTCTTCAGTGCAAGGGTAGCGGATTCTCTCTTGCTCATCGTGCCATATCCTCCCTACGACGACGCAATACCTCTTCCATGGCTTCCTTCTCTGCTTCAGTATCATCAGCCAAAGCCATCGCCTCTGCATTGTCCTGAAGCAATCCACGGAGGACACTCATGACCATTGGAGTAGCAGTCTCTTCCTGAAGCTGTTTGACAATAGTACGGAGAAGAAGACTCTTGGCCGTCTTGAGTAGTGTGATATCGTCTTGACCGTCATTCAGGTCAATGATGTTCTGTTGTGCAATGGTTCGATCAATGGCAGGACCAAGAGGTTCCCCTAGGATATCGTCAAGAGTAGGCCCAGAAGTCTTCATTGTTCATTCCTCAAGATGGGGTGATGATCCGAAGACCACCACCCCTGTTTCACATCAAATCACCACGTCCAAAGCATCTCAATATCCTCACCCTCATTCAGCAGGGCAGGGAGAATCTTCTCAGGTGGTTGCTCAAAGTCATACTTGACATCAACGATCTGACGATCAGCATCAATCCCTACTTGACACGGCCACACGGTCCAATCGACATAGGGGGCTTGATATTGCCATTCCTTCCAGTCAGGTTTCGACATGATGTCCTGTGTATTCGCAATGAAGTCACAGAAGCATCGATCATTGCTATAGTCGGGGAACTCTGAACAGGTAGCGAACGTGCCTGGGAAGTACATGACGGCTTCTTCAGACTTGGCGTGTTCATCACGACGGGTGATGAGTTGTTTCTTGACGATCATTGGGTTCTCCTATCTGTATCCAGTTAAACCGTTGTTGTTAAGACCCCCCATGGGGCGTTTGGCGATTGGTGATCCGACCTTCGAGTAGCTGTTGAACGGGAGGTGACGGATATCGTTAAGTGATTTGAAGCTCGTTCCCATCCGAAGACCTTGTGGAGGGCCAATGTTGAATCGTGCTTCCAGACTCAAACCGCTTCCACTTTGAACAGGATACAATCCACCATATGGACTATTCAGGTTGAAGTATGGAACGGCCAAGGGTGCAGGAAGATTCGTTCCTCCGATGAAGGGTGCACCAACAGGAACAAGATCAGCACGATTGATGATCCCCTGTATGTTGATGGTATTGTGTGTAGTCACGTAGCAGTTGATCCAGATAGGAGTCTCTGCAAACTTCTCATGGCGGTATTGTTCACCTAGGACAAACTGCCACAGGATTTCTTCGGGGATATCCTGAGCAAACTGGACCTTGATGTTGGTGAAGAGCTGAACAGGATTCCCTGTGCCATTCACAATACCAACTTCACAGAACTCGGCTTCTGAAGGAGCAACAACCCACTCACTGATCGTACTTGGACCAAAGGTAGTTGACTGTTCCTTCCGAAGGTAGTTGGATAGCTCAACACCTGAACGAGTGAACCACCTGATGTTCAGACGGAACTTGCTAGTCCCAATACGTGTCTGTCTGACATCCATGGAGACCTTGAACACCTTCTCCTTCAGCTTGATGCGATCGGTGAAGAAGATGTTCCGTTCACTAGGCTGATTAGCCGCAACACTGAAGCTACCTGATGATCCATTGAACGCAAGGGTTGAGTACTCAAACCCACCACGTCCTGTACCATCAGTCATCCGACCTGTACCGTTGAGGATGAATCCTTCTTCACGCTCCTTGATCAGGTTGTCTACGGATAGTGAGTAGTGACTTGCCTTCCACTTCTCAGCAACAGCATTGTCGGCCACAACCAGCATCCCATCTGAGGCAGACAGGTTAGGCATCTTCCGATCAATGGAGTTCTGGAGTTCAGTCTTCAGGTTAGACAAGCCATTGGTGATCCGTGTATCCTGAGCTGAGACTGTTGAGGACAATGAGTCAAGGTTCTGTCGCATGGACTTCCTAAGCTCGTTGGTCTCATTGACAGCTGCATTGATCCTACCTGATAGACCATTGACCTTCGTATCAGTCTCATTGGTGATAGTACGCTTGGCATCATTGATCAGATTCCCAGCAGCACCCTTCAGCTCAAACCGTTGATTGCTCCACGATTCAATGTTCTGCTGTTGTTGAGCCAGTTGAGACCGAGTAGCGAAGGATGACACGTCAACCTTGCCAAGCTGTTCCTGAAGCTTCTTCAGTTCTGCTACTTCAGTCTTCTTGACGTAGGTGGCTTCAGTCTCAGACGTGACACCATCAACAGCTTCACGGATTTCCTGACGCATCCCTTGAGTGGTAGGCATCTGTTCAACAGTAGACCAGAAGGATGTCTTGGTCACAAAGTCATCAGGATTCAGGTGAGAAGCCTTCAGACCTTCAATGTCCCTCTTGATCTCTGTCTGTTCACTACGGATACCAGATAACTCATTGCGGATTGAATCGGTGACAAGCTTGGAACCTTCAACATCAGACTTCAGACGAGTGAGTGTATTCTCGGTCTCAATGTCCTTGACCCCAAGTGAAGCAATCTGGTTGCTGTTGTATTCAACTTGAGTGTTGAGGGTGTAGATGTTGTTCTTGTTGATTGCAACTTGGTTCTTCAGTTCACCAAGGCCTTCAGTAGAACTCCTGATACCTTCAACATCACCAGACAATGAAGTCACTGCACGTTGAATGTTGGTGATACCTACCTCAGTCTCATTCTTGAACTCACTGAAGACAATCTGCTTCACGTAGGCATCAAGGAAGCTAGGCGGAGTCTGACCAACAGGATTCACGAATCTTGAAGTATCCAATGCCTGAAGTTCCTGATCTCCAATAGCACCATAGGCACAATACTCAAGGATCAGGGTCTTGATCAGCTTTGCCTTGTTCTCGATGGATTCATCTTCAGTCAATCCACGCTTTGGAACATAGTGCTTTGACCGACATAGGATCATCACTGGAGCACCACGGTATTGCTTGGTGGATAGTGAACCATTGAACATGGACTTGATAGGACGCTTCACCCATCCAATGTCAACAGCACCATCAAGGACCCATAGTTCGATATCACTCCCAATGAGATTCACAGGAGTACGATCAGAGACTGAAGGATACCGATGAATGACATTGTACAGAGGGAACTCTGGTGAATTCCATAGTTTGCCAATCTCAAGTCCATTGACACGGGTCTTGTGTTTCTCAACGATCCATGGTAGGACTTGATCAACAGTAGAAGGCATTGATTCGATCTCAGCCCTCTCAGTCGTATAGGCTTGTCCAGTCTTGGAAGCTCTCCAATCCAGAACAGCGGTCATGACAGACTTGATATGGCCAATGAATGCGCCTTCATCACCCACAACAGCCCGCCAAGTGGTTGTGTATTCAAACGACATAGGTTCTCCTTGCAAGGGGTGAGGGGTCATCAATAACCCCTCTTGGTACTTATGAACTACCATCAATCATCACTATTGTCAAGAGACCCTTGGATGAAGTTCAGTCCCTGAACAACCCCAGGTACCCGACCAAGTGGTAGGATACGACGGACAGTCTTCATGGCCTTCTCATTGTCTCCCTCAATCAACATCTTGGGTAGCTGAAGAGCCTTGAAGGTATCATTGGCGAATCCAACACCAGGTGCGAATGAGTTCCCTACTAACCCACTACGTCCATACTCATCACCCCAGAATGCATCCTTGACGGTATTGCCAATATCAGGAAGCATACCAAACTGGCCCATGTAGTTCATGACCATCAAAGGCATGGTCTCAGGATCAAGCATCTTCTTCCTGTACTCTTCCGCATCTTCACGTCCAATGGAGTTCAGGTAGACCCTTGAGGCATAGAACACACTTCCAAGGGCGAAGGATTGAGCCAATGCAGCAGCCATGAAGACATTCCCACGCTCACCTTGGCGGATCATCTGTTTCTCAATGGCAACAATTGGGAACCTACGGTACAGCAATGCAGCACGCCATAGTGAACTATGAACCCATGCTCCACGCTCTCCCACAAGGTCTCCTTGGATGACTTGCTTGGTACCACGTGTCACCGCAACGTTGAAGTCCTCAAGGGTCTCTTTGGATAGTGAAGACCAATCCATGTCAATAGAATCACCATCGATCTTGTACTTGGCTTCAGACTTGATCCTACTCAACAGGCCTTCATCAAACCCAGCATCCTTCAGTGAAGACATCTTCTTGGCATCCAATCCACCCTTGAAGGCAGCAGTCAAGGCATAGTCGCTGATCAGGTTTGCAGTCACACGGGATTGAATTGCACCAAGCACCCGCATACCATTGATCTTCATGTTGACATAGGCTGCACCCCGAACAACAGATTCCATCTGACTGGTGTAGGACAATGCTTGATCGCCATTGACACCTGCTTGGTCAAAGAAGGTTGAGTTGGTATACCCCTCAACACCATGAAGAATACCACTCTCTTCTTCCAATCCCTTGAGTAGGCTATTGGACTTCAGGGACCCTCCCTTGTGGATTGAACGGATATCGTCAATAGCATTCTTCACTTCAGGGAACATCTTGAAGGCCGCATCAACCCCATAGTGTGCAGTGATGTTTGCCATCTCTGCTGCTTGGCTGAAGCTTGCTCCACCCAGTTGAACAGAACTCATGAAGGTTCCAAGGTTGTTCAGGAATGGAATGTCATCTGCAAAGTCAGGACGCTTACCCATGATCTCTGCCTTGACTTGTTCCATTGCCTTGAGTTCACGTGGAAGAGCCTTGTATTCACCAGTACCCCTCTGTGCCGCCTCAATGTACGAATCAAGAATCTTTGGATGAACAATGCCAACATCATTCAACCCAGCCAGACCGCTCATCCGTTCTGCGTATTGACGTGCAAGGTTCAGGTGATTGTTGTCCAACACATCACCCAGTGACAGGTTGTCATCAATCCTCATTGTCACATCAAGGTTGCTGAACATGTTTGCTGTCACTTGATGCCTGTCGAACTTCTCTTGGGCCTTGACTGAACGATAGGATCCATCAATCGTCCAAGTCTCAGGATCAAAGTCACTGGAGACAAAACGCATTGAAGGATCGATTGATTCGACATCAACTCTCCCTGATAGGAACCCTTCAGTGACCTTGGAGGCATGTTCAGGACCAATCCCTTTGGAGACCAAATGGTCAACAATGATACCCTTGACCGTGGATCGTTGGGCTTCATCCAATCCCTTGAGTGCCTCCTGATTGATCTTCAGTGGACGGAACCCGTAGGTCTTGATTGGATCAAGCTTCAACCCAGAATGAAGTCTACCTGAAGTCTGATTGATCCTCTCATACAGAGCAGAGTAGGAATCAATGATCTCCTTGAACAATGGATTCACTGGATTACCCTGAACGGCATTGTTCATCTCAACAGACAGTTCACGGTTGAATTGTTCACGGACCTTGAGGGATAGACGGTCCTTGATATCAAACCCGTTCCTTGAAGCCCATTGGTTGAATGCCATCTCATTCTCACGGACAATATTCCCGAGGATGAAGACTTGATGGTTGGCCTTCATGATTGCAGCATTCTTCACTCGACGGCCACCTAGACCAGAAGCATCCTCAGTCAGCAGTTGTGCATATTGACGGACAACAGGGTTTGGGGACATCCTCATGATTAATCCAGAGGACATCATGTTGTTTGATAGCCACTTCACGCTCCAATGATCAGAAGTCATGATCTGGAACAACTTACGGAAGACTGGATTGGTGATCTTGGAGACATCAACCCGTGAAGGTGCATTGTGAAGAGCATTCTCAGTGATCCTATTGGCGGTATTGGCTTGGGCCTTCTGGATATCACTATCACCCTTGTCAACAATACCATATGCCTGAACAGCAGTCCCTGAGTAGTCGTCCTTGGCAAGGCGTCCAGATGCTCCACGTGCCATATTGGAGGTGACATCATCAGGATTGATTGATTGTTGACCAGAGACATCATTCAGTGAAGATGAAGAGACCTCCTTGGCTTCATTGAAGAACTTTGATTCAATGTCGGATACCTTGGAGGTTGACTTGAAGGTCGCATACTCATTGGCCAAAGCCTTTGCCGTATCGTCACTGATCTTCACCTTCTGCTCATCAAACTGTTTCTTGATGAACCGTTGGAATGACACAGCACTGATCTCTGATTGGTCCTTCACATCACCCCGTTTCTTGTCCCATAAGGCAGTCAAGGACTTGTAGACCTTCCCGAAGATGGAGTCCTCTTGACGGGCATGATTGACAGCACCATCAATCCCCCTGTCCCTCTTGGAACCATATCGGGTCAAGTACTGATCGTGAAGGGCTTCCTTGGACGTGTTTGTCTGATCAAAGGAATCAGCAATCCTCTTCATGTCCTTGATGAATTCTGCACGGGTAGCAGCACTCATCCTACGGTCACCAAGACGCTTGGCAACCACAGCATGACCGATCTCATGGATCAATGTATCAAGGCTCATCCCTTGACCAACACGGATACCAATCATCCCCCGTTCAAGCATCGTCATCTGACCAAGAGTCCCATCAGCAGACCCTTTGGCTAGGATGATCTTCTGACCTCCAAGGTATTCTCTGGAGAGTACGGAAGCAATCTCCTCCATCTTGGGGTTGTTGACATTGGATAGGACTGTGTTGTCGTGGACCTTGAAGGAAGCCATATTGACCTGATCATGACCTAACCAATCGTTGATCTTGGTATTGTCAAGGATCAGCTTGTCACCATCAATCCGCCCACCCTTGATGATGGCTTGAAGGGCATCATGGGAGACAGCATTGTTGGAGACGGTCTTCAGTTCATTGACATCTGCATTCGGGAAGAAGTCTTCAACGCCCTTCAGGTGAGTAGCATTCGCCTCAATGGTTGAAGCAAGATCAGAAGCCTTCACTTCATCGCCCAGTTGAACCCATCCATTCACAGCTTGACGTGGAGTATCAGCCATCTTCAGGTCTTCTGGCTTTGATAGTTCCTCCAGTGCGCGGTTCAGGTTCATGTCAAGGTATCCACGACCTTTGGATAGGACAGGTGAAGCCATGACTGGGATGGAATCAAGGATAGCACCTTGAACGATCTGACTTGGATGAGTGTAGGGATCGTAGGCTGCTTGAAGACCATTGGCAACCAATCCTGGGGCGATGTTTGAAGCCGCATAGCGAACAAACGGTCTAGCTCCTTGAAGTGCACGTGCAGTCATCCCAGCAGCCTTGCCCAAAGGTCCAGCATCAACCAATCCACCAATGAGACCTGAAGCAATCTCCATCCCCTGAGATTGTGTGGCAGCTAGACCTTGATAGTGTCTACGATCAAGAATCCTTGTGACCCTATCGTTGTAGTTCTCAGGTGAATGAGACCTCATCAGGTCTTCCTGTTCATCAGCGGAGAATCCCTTCAGTTGATCAAAGGACGGAACGAAGTCCGAATCGACCTCCCCATTGATCTTGTCATACCTGTACTCAAGAGTATCGGCTACCTCACGGATACCCGATCCAATGAAGGCCCCTTCTGCACCTACCTTGACGCCTGCCACAAATCCTTGAAGGCCAGAGACTGGTTCTTCATCAGGATTGAAGGCTTCTGTCTGTGCTTTGTATCCTTCAGCAAGACCTGAAGCCCTCTCACTTTGATAGTCCAGTTCATTGACCGTGAAGGGTTGTAGTTCAGGTTTCGTCATCTTCCCACTGGCAATCCCATCACCTACGGACCCTTCATTCCCCCTTGACCAGAACTGATCAATCCCAACACTCACCTTCTTGGGGGTCACATCATGATAGTCATATCCTCGCTCATTGCGTTGAGTGTTCGTATTGCCTTCTTGGATGATCCGTTCCAGTTCATTCATGGTTCACTTCCTCTTTGTTGCCCAGATTGATTGATTGTAGACCTGTTCAGTATATTGCTTCGCTAGGGTCTCCTTCGGCTTGGATTCTTCAGTATTGTTGAATTCCAAGAGTTGATCTTGAGTGACAACAACAACCTCATGAGTACCGTCTGTCATGGTGATATCCACGTTGAAGAAGATGTTGCCTCTGGCGTCTCTCTGTGGGAAGAGCATCCGTGAAGTCTCCTTCCTACCCTTGACTCGTGGTTCGGCACCCTTGTATCCCTTGAATGCAACAGCATCCGTATACTCATTGAGTTGTTCCTGAAGAACATCGATTGAAGTCGGCATCTGTTTCTTGCCAGTCTTCTGTTCATAGTGTTGTTGCTTGGATTGGAATTGAGGAACAGCGTCGCGTAGGATAACCATCCCATAGACCATACCGTTTGCATTCCCTCTGAATTCACCAAATCGATCAAGGGTAATCTCCCTTGCCTTCTTCAATCCCTCTTCGGTATCAGGAAGGTTGTACTCATGATGAATCCGTTTGATGTCTGCTTCAATGAAGTCGCGGTTGTCATCAAGGACTTGTTTGCCGAATGGGGCTTGTGACATCCCAAAGAAGTTGGCAATGGAACTCTTGCCGTATTCATCCTTCACCTTGTCCCAATTCTTGTTGTCCTCTTTGGTCCGATTCTGTTGCTTCACAGTGAGATTCATTGCAGCACGGGTGACTAATCCCCCTTCGATCAATGATCGTTGACCAAGAATCTTGCCGTACATTGGACCCCATCCATCAGCAGTTGAAGCAGCTCCGAATGAATCCTGATGAATCTTGATGAGGCTATTGGCTCGGACGATCAGGTTCTCCTTCTCCTGTGGGGGGATATTCGGGTCTTCGATCATATCAACCAGTACCTTGATCTGATCCTTGGCTTGCTGTGGAAGCCTTGTTGAAGCCCGAAGGTACTTCATGGATTCCTTGAAGTTGGGTGCATTGGGGTCTACTACGTTCAGGACCTTCCCAGCCTTCTCCATGTTCTTCTGAAGATCAGCGGGCGTCATGGTGCCACTTGCACGGTATGCGTCGGCATTGTCACTGATATGGTCAATGGTTGCTTGTGCTCCTGCTACTTCTGCTCTTGCCTTCTCATGAACAAGTCTCAGGTTCCGTTGATACTCCTCAATCTTCTGTTGCTCAGACCTCAGTGATTGTTGCTTGGTCTGGGCAAGGGCTTCCATATTGTTCTGATTGATAGGCTTGACAATCTGAAGCCCTAGAGCATTCGCAGTGTAGTCGTTGTACTTCTCCATCTGACGATAGTATTCACCAGCAGACATCTCCCCACCTTCATGGGACATTGCCTTCAGTCTTGCCTCTGCTTCACTGAATTCTTGTGGGAGGTTGTTGACGATCTGACGTTCAGCACTCTCGCGCATCTTGTGGAACTTGGTCTGTTCATCAACAGTCAGTGATTGATATGCAGGTGAGGATTGAATGAGATTGATCTCATCCATTCCATTGTATGATCCATCAGGGTTAGTGGTTCCTGCTGCTTCAACGAATGATCCAAGTACAGTTCCAAGGTTGTTCTTCCAATCCTCAGTAGTGATATTGGGATCAGGAACAAGGGTCAATGAAATGTCCTCTGATGTAGACTTGTACTCAGCAACAGCAACAGGGTCTTCGGGGTTGTTCTTGAGATTCACCTTAGCCTTGGTGTATGCCCTAGCCTTCCTTGCCATATCCTTCTGCTGATTGGTGTTGTACTCAGTGCGAACATGGTTTGCATATCCAGCAGCCTGCATCCCGTACATCTGGGAGATTTTGGGGACGGCAGCATTCATGATGGTATTCAGGGTCTCGGTGTCGTCTCCTGCTACCCCCTTTGCCTTCTCACGGACAAGCTGATAGACCTTCTCAGTTGCCTGATCGAGTGGCATCTTGGATAGCTCATACTGATTCTCTTCCCAGACAGTTGAAGTCACCTCACCCGCCTTCACTGCTGAATAGTACCACTGAGCTTGCTTGGCCCGTGCATCAATGTTCATGATGGTGTCGGCCAGTGGTGTCCCTGCCTTGATGTTGGATAGGGTCTCACCAGCAGCAGCCATCTGCATCCCTTCAAGTGCAGCAGTAGCTTCCCGTTCCTGTCTGTGTTGATTGTAGGCAAACTTGTTGGCCACATCGAACATCTTCTCAAGTGAAGACAGTTCCCGTTCTTCCTGAACCGATCCGAAGACCGTATTCTGTGATTGTTGGAGTAGTGTACCCCTAGTGACTTCAACCATCTTCATATCCTCACTTGCTTTGACGTTTCTTGAACTTCGACTCATCCTGATCAACATGGGTCTGCTTCCATTCCTTCGATAGCTCCTTCCTCTTGTCCTGTTCCTTCTTGGCAAAGTAGGTATTCAATGCAGTATTGAAGACAGAACTGAAGTCTGCTGAACTATCAACGAGATAGGATGACCTACTGCTATTGATCGAGTTCTTTGCTTGACTGAAGAGTGAATTGGCTTGTGCGTTCTTCTGGTTGAATCCAAGCATGTTGTCATACTGAAGGGATTGACCATTGGAATAGTAGGCTGCCACCCCACGTCCAACGTCCATGGTCAAGGCTTCCAATGCACTACCTGTCTTCATCTTCTCACCCTTGACAGTCCCATAGTTCACATCATTCAACTTAGCCTTCATCTGTTGGTTCTGTGATGTTGCGGACTGCTTGACTGAACTGATAGCCTCTTGTGCATCATAGGGATTGTTCCCTTCACTGGCTTGGATGTTGGCCAGTTGATATCGAAGGTATCCAGCAGAAGACAGGGTAGTCAAGTCTGCACCTTGAAGGAAGGCATATTGGATTGCCCTGTCATAGTCCGAACGATCCTTGTTGGCCTCAAGAATCTCATTCCGTTGAATACGACTGATTGCCTGTTGCTGTTGACGGTATAGTTCCTTTGATCGTGCATCTGATACGATTGAATTCAAGGCAGCATTGGATCGGGTCACCTCTGCTTCCTGAAGTTGACGTTCACGTTGAACATCAGCAGCCAGTTCAGAGGACTTGTTGGCTGTCTTGGCGTTCTCTCGTGCTGTGACTGATGGTGCCACAAAGTTCACCAGTGGCTTGATGATGTTGAAGAAACTCATTGTTGACTCCATTGACCGAAGGATGAATTACCCCAGACTTGAATCTTGAAGGATTGAGGACCAACGATGAAGGGCTTTGGTTCACCAGGCATCTTGAGTTGGGTGAGAACAATCCCTTGAAGGTTCTCATAGGAAACCCCAATCCCATGAGTGACTTGGATGTGTGGTTTGGTGAATGATCGTTGATTCCGAACTTGACCCTTGACCATTGATCCAATTGTCACCCCTCCATCAGGGACATAGTTCACACTCCATTGTTGGACGACATGCTTGCTTGATGGTGAGAAGACCTTGCCTAGCAGTGGTGGTCTGAAGACTACTCTGGTATCAATGGTGTACAGTCCGATGGCCTTGGTTCCAATGAAGAGCTTGTTGGGACCTTTGGATGTAGTGTAGTCGACATCATTGGCCGTCTGTGCTTGTGTAGTTCCAATGGGTTGAACAACATCACCCCAGACAACATCATTGTCGTATGGTGAGTATCCTAGCATACCCCATACCATTGAACCCTTGGTGTTCGGACTCTTGAAGGGAACTGATACACCCACGTCTTGACATTGACGAAGGTATTTGATGTTGACGTTCTTGAAGGTCATTGGTCCAGTCAACGACTTCCCAGTGAACAGGTATGCAGAACCATCGACCAATAGAACCCCATTCACTACCCTGAGGATCTTGTTGGGTGTATTGGGTAGTGGCATTGAACCAGTCTTCTCCCATTGTTGTGCAGAAGTCTTCTGGTACTCTTCCAGTTGATTCTCTCTGATGATGAAGAAGGAACCATTCAACCTGAAGGCCATATCCACATCACCAGTAGCAATGGATTCAATCTTGTCTGTTCCGAACTCATAGAACCTTGTTCCTGATGAAGTTGAAACAAGGATCCCTTCATCATCCAGCCATGCGTGCTTGTTGACACCAGCAATGATGATGCCGTCGGCTTTGGAACGTGAATTCTTGGAGACTGGACCGTACAGCTTTGGATTGGTTGTGGTTGAGACGAATACCCCACCTACCTTGCTATGGATCATGTTCCTCTTGTTCAATCCAACAAGGGAGGCATTCCTGTCAATGGCGAGGTATTGATTCTTCTCAAATGGGTCAAGGTTGAACAATAGGTCTTCCTCGACACCTGTACGTATATTGACACGACGGACAGTCTGCTTGAGATTCGTGCCTGGTATTTCTTCCCATCCACTTGAGTTCTTGTACCGATATCGTAGACCCCCACCGACTTCATACGTGAAGCCTTCAAGGCCCGTCTGGGGAAGATTGTTCCTTGATCCTTCCCCGTTGTTCAGGACATCACACCAATATGGGGCTTTGATGAATCGAACTGAAGGAACTCCATTGGTCCAAGGAAGGTTCAGGTGGACAATATTCCCGTTGTAGGAGCAGTATGGATTGGAGACAACCTGTTGAGTGACGTACCCACTCTCAAGAATCTTCCTTGTGATCATGGCTGCTAGTGCTTCAAGAGAGGTGGTCTTGACAGCATTCGCTCGACGGACTGCAAGGTCGGCATCGCGTACTGCATTCCTCTCAAGCCAGATTGCTTCATATTCTGGGTTGACCCTCTTGTTCTCACCTTCACCAATGGTCTTAGGAACATCACTCATGTTCACCACTGGGGACGTGATGGTGTCTGGACCATTGACCTCAATGTTGATTGTGTACTTGCGTGTTAAGCCCCCCGCTGTTGCTTCAATCTCCATTGAGTATAGACCTGATGGAGGGGTCTCACGGACTTGAAGCCATGCTGTTGAACGGTCTACTTGTTGTTCAAGAACAGTTCTATCGCCAATCTGGTTAGGTGTATTCGGAAGGTAGGTGATGCAATACTCATCTTCACCTTGGGTGTACAGACCTTGAATGGCAGTATGAACTGTAGCAAGCTTCTTGTTCACCCCATAGGAATCAACCCGACCATTGGTGATGGTGTACAGGATGGGAGCATGTCCATAATTCACTTGACCAATGTACCCACTTCCTTGTTCACTCTCGAAGTAGACTGATGGTTCACGTTGAACAAGTTCCGATCCAGAGACAACCATGTTCCGTGCTTCTGATACTGCACCAACAGGATAGTCGTCTCCTTGAACAATCCCGATTGCTGTATTGTGGATTAAGCCGCTATGGATACTCATATCAGAATACGCTCCTGTACAGGTTGCGGATACGTGGGTTGGGGTTCAGTCTATTGGCACCCCGTTGACGTGTATTCTCCGCATACAGGGTTCCTTCAGCTCTCTTCAGTCGATCTACTATGACGGTCATGTCACCTGAAGACAACAGGTTCCCTACACTCATGAGTGTGGTAGTGTACTTGACGACTGCATAGGCTGAAGGTGGAAGATGTTCAAGTGGAAGATCAAGGAAGCACTCTACGCGAGTAGGCTTGTCTACAGGTTCACCAGACAGATTGTTGATCAGGGTATTGCCAATGAAGACTTGATTGGTCGAGGATGGAATGGGATTGGCCACAAGGACATTGTCTGGCTTGGTGATCAATCCGTGAATGTCGGGGACTAGCTCATAGACTGTTGTATTGAACCACCATCCTTTGGATAGGAGTTCTGCCTTGGCGTCCTCAAGGGCGATCATGAAGGAAGGGAATGAACTGTGATCCCGCATCTCTTGTTCAGTGGCTGCTTGTTCCCCCTTGGCAGCTAGGGTTGTATTGAAGACATCATTGATTGATTGGCGCATGGCTTGTTCTCTCCTCTCTCCACAAACGACAAAGGCCCTATCCGTACTTATGGAAAGGGCCTCTGGGGATACTACTTCAACCTATCACTTGGCTAGGACAACGGCCACGCGGTTCTTGTTCTTGATACCAGCACCGAAGCTATAGCGAACGTCGTAGTACGTCACCAGTTCCTTCTGGTCATCCCAGATATGGACTTCGGGGTCCCCTAGATCGCCAGACAGGATGGCGTCCTTCGGAACAATGATCGCTAGGACCTTGCTATAGTCACCATTCAGTTCAGCAACGTTGTGGTTGGTCAGGTTCTGGGCAACGGCAGCAAAGTTGCTCATACCGAATACATCCATACCAAACAGCTTCAGGTAGTCCATAGCAGCAGTGGTACCGTCGGCTAGGACATATTCCCGATTCATCACTTGCTCATTCATACGGAGCATGGTGAAGGTACGGGGTGACATCAGGACAGTGGCACCAGCAACGTTGCGGCGGGAAGCTTCCCAAATCCGACCAGAGGCGCTATTGATGGCTTCCAGTAGGTTCTCTTTGGTGGTAGCAGCCGTCAGGGTCTCCTTCAGACCAGCAGCACCAGTGGCAACCTTGGCAGCGTGTAGGGCATACACTTCATCGATGTAAGCACCCATCTGACCTTGAATGTACTCACTGATGACAGCTTCATGAGCAAAGGGTGATTGCTTACCATCAAGGAACGGCACCGTGGTACGCAGGATACTGGTCTGATCGATCTTGGCAATCGTATCGTCAACAGTGATAGCAGAACCACGAACAAACTTGCCAGTCGTGGAGTTGTGACCTTCGACCTTGCCACCTTCAACCTTGAAGGATTGAATGCGGTTGCTACCCATCACCTTCTGGGAATTAACCTTACCAGCCAGAATACTGTTGGCGTCAATATCAGACTCAACAGCGGCTAGGATTTGTGCGCGGGCTAGTTCGGTACGCTTGGCATCTGTGATGACATCGGTGGCTAGCGGACCACGGGTTGAAGGAACGGTGGTGTAGTCTTTGTATGACATGTGTTTCTCTCTTCCAATTGGGTTGTGTTGAGAATTGACAAATGGGGACAACAGATTGTCAACCCCACGTTGGTACTTATGATCAATTTGGATTGTGCTGTAGGAAGAATGCTTCAGCAGCTGCTTGTCCTTGAGTATTCTTGATGCGTAGAAGCTCCTTGCGGAACTCTTTGGGTGAATACGTCTTGACCTGTTGTGGTTGCATGGAAGCAGGATTGATTGGTTGTTGATCCTTGGGTTGCTCTTGACCCTTCACTTGACCACCTGCAGCATTGAACATGGTCTCAAGCCATTGTGCTGTGCGTAGTGCTGTCCGTCCACCTGCTGCTAGGTCCTGCTTGACCTGTTCTACCTCTTCAGGTGAACCAGCTTGCATTGCCCATTCCTGAATAGCACTCCAACGATCCTTCCCACCAACGGCTTCTTGGAGCTGATACTCACTGGATTGCTTCTGGAATGATTGGAACTCCTGTTGCTGCTTGTGGTTTGCATCAAGGGCTTCGATGACATCCCATCCACCCTTGATCCCTTGTTGATACAGGACACGAGCTAGTCCAGCAGTATTCCCATTGATGGCGTCTTGGACTAGTGGATCATTAGGATCAAATCCTGATTGAGCCAGTGTATTGACAGCCATGCGAACCATCGGGTTCTGGTGGGCGAATTGCGTTGACTGTTTGGGTTGTGGTTGCTGAACAGGTTCCTTGGGTTGCTCTTGGACCTTCACTTCAGGTTCAGTTGATTGAGTAGCTTGAGTGGGTTGTTCAGGCTGATTGGTTTGGACTTGCATACCGATCCTCTTCAGGCATTGGTGGTTCTTGTGGCTGCTGTGGTGCTGGTGCATCCACAATGATAGCGGCTGTAGGTGCATCTGTACCTAGACTGATGATCCTATTGATCTCTTCAAGGTCAATCACCTTCCCTTCTGGTGCTAGGAGTTGATCTACCATTGACTTGACTTGCGCGGCATTGGCTAGTGCACTTGCCCATGCGTTCAGGTTGTCTAGGTCTGTCTGGCGTGACATGGAATCCATACCAGTCAGGATGGTGAGTTCCATTGATCCATCAAGGGCGAATCCTGCTGAACTCATCAGTCGCTTTGCCAGTGGGAGTTGAAGGCTATGTGCTAGTTCAGCATAGACACCTGCATAGACCCGTTCGAGTTCCTGAACAATGGCTCTAACCTCTGTTGCAGTTATATTGGACTTGACCTGCATGGCATCAATGGTCTGGAGGAATGCCTTGGATAGCTTGCTCTCCAGTTCCTGACGCATCTGGTGAAGGGATAGGACTGTGTTGATCGATCCAGTTGACATCACTTGAACTGAACCATTCTTCCCGTTCACTACGTCACCCATCTGTGCTGATTCAATATCCTCAACATGGGCTCCCATATCAGGGTCAACCATCCAGAAGAAGTTGGCTGCATCCATTGATCCATTGACGATGGCTTCTGATAGCTCATGGTGAACAATGATATCACTGATTGATGGGTAGATCAGTGGATTGCAATAGGTTGCTTTGGGGGCTCGTCTACCACCAACAAAGAACCAAGGGACTTCATCTTCTGACGAGTCCTTCTTGGACTTGTAGACATTGATGCCCTCAACATCCTGTGACATTGAGTAGGTGTACAGACCATTCTTGACACCTGTGAATACCCAACCACTGAAGAGTGATACGGGGACCGTTAAGTCCTCCTTCATATCCTTAGGAATCTTCTTCAGGGTGTCTTCATCCAGTTCACCCACAGTCACTGTATCACGGATGATGAGTTTGGTGATCAGTCCTGATAGGGATCGTTGAATCACAAAGTCCTGAAGGTTGATGGCACGATACTTCTCACGTCCATGTTCATCATCCTTGAAGACAATCACGTTCCCTGTCACTACAAGACCTTCAAGGATAGCAAGGATGACCGTTGAATCAGCTCTCTTGTTCCACTGCTCCATGGAGGCTTCTTCACGTTCAGCAAGCATCTTGTCAATGATGGATGTGGCCTCTTCACCATGCATGTCAATGATCTTCTGGAGACCACTGGCTGTTGGTGTCAGTCTGAAGAATGGCTTGGATGGTCTGAAGAGTGCAATGTTCAGCTTGGTGACCAGGTTGGTGACACCTTGTGCACAGAAGGATGAGAACCCACTGCTTGATGTGACCGTATCAGGATTCTGATTTGCTGGAGGACACACGTATGGGAGGGTGTATTGCGAGACCTTCCTTGCACGATCAAGGGCTTGTTTCCTGTTCCCTTCAAGCTTACCCCACTCCTGCTTCAATGTTCCCACCTGTTCAATTGACGGCTTATCGGCCATAGCGTTGCCTCCATAGGCGTTCTGCTTGTTCATACTCAACCAGGGTTTGGTAGTCTGTTCTCTTTGGCCTACTGGCTTCTGCAAAGTTCACCTTGCTTGCATTGATATCCCCATAGAAGGTTCCTAGCATGGCAGCAAGGGATGGTTGATTCGGGTTGGCTTGACGACCTGTCTTCACGACACTTGATTGGAATGGATTCTCGCCGTCCAATAGACCAGTGTAGTCAGTGACCCGTGTTGATCCCTGTGGTTTGTCATCAAGGGCGGATTGATCGAGCCATGAGTTCAGGCTCTCTTGGAACTGATCAAGTGCTGATTGAGTTCCTAGTGCCTGCATCTGAAGATTGAACTTGTCATTGGCCTGTGCTCTCTTCTCGAATGCATCGGCCTTCAGGTCTTCATAGTTCTGGTCTTTCTTGCCTAGGATCTTGTCACCCATCTTCTGGAAGCCACGTCGAATCCTACTCATTCTCCACATACTCATGGTTGGCTTACTCCTTGATGATGACTCGGAATGCGTTGATGGCGTGTTGGACGCCAAGCAGGTATGCGGCTGTGGTCCCTTCCTTCTCGTTCATGGACAGGAAGGAACCTGATGAGGGGAGGGAAGCAACGATGGTATCGAACCACTGCTTGTCAAGCGTCTTGGGCGCATCCTTTGGTTTGAGACGGGTGTTCATTTGCTTCCCTCAATGATCGATTGGATCTCCTGTTCCCACTGTTCAAGGCGTGTGGTGATGACCTTGATATCGTTGTAGGCTTCCTTAAGAGACTCCATGAAGTGCGATTGAAGAACAAGAAGGACTTGAAGTCGATCTTGCTCCTGTTTGGTGAGATTGATGTTCATCATGACATGTTCTCCACACGCTTGATCGTTTGAAGTGCTGACCGTGCCAGTTCATCATTCATATGGATGAGTGCATTCATGTCTTCCTGAAGAGCATTCATGTCAACCTTCAGCTTGATGATTTCCAATTCACGGATGGCAAGGGTTGATTGGAGTTCCTTGACGGTGGATTGAAGGTCGAGGAGGTCTTGATCGATGGAGTGTTGGAGAGTCATGTCATGTGTCCTGTTGGTGTGTTTGGATTTCCAAATTCCACTGATTTGCTACGCTGGTTCAGTGGATGAAACCTCGATTGGCCACATGTCGTTGGCGTGTGGTTCATTGTGTACTTATGTTCAATCAGAACAGGGCGAATTGTGTCGTGAAGGGGGTGGTATTGGTGTCAATCTCGATCCTGTGATGGTGACCTAGCGCATTAAGGACGTGAATGACAGCCTTCAGTTGTTCTTCATTGAGTAGGTATGGGAAGACGATTGTTCGCGGTCGGATGACTTCTTGGGACTTCCTCTTGACCCATTGAAGGATATCCTGAACCCGATCCTCTGGGATTTGGGTCGGATCGTACTCCATATCAACCATGGGTGTGTTGGAGGTCGGGTCGATGAATTCCGTGAAGAATACCTTGATGGATGGGTCATACCACTGGATTGAGGATTGGATGTGTCCCTTGAGTACTAGTGGGAATCTGATGAAGGCCATGTGTTGGTTCCTTGTTGTGTTCAACGGATGATGTGTGGGATTGGTTGACTCAAGGGTACTTATGGTCTGATGACGGGTCGATCC